AGCCACGCCCGTTTGCACCGCGTGCGCCAGCCGCGTGTACTCCGCCGAAAATTCCTCGACCGTCATCGTCGTCTCCTTTACCCGGAAGACAGCAGCACCACCAGGAGCAGGCACGCGAGCCCCACGATTACCACGACGGCCATCAGCCGCGCGATGGTCATCCCTGCAACACCCGGAGCGCCGCATCGACCTTCGCGAGGCGGTCGGCGTCCTGTTCGGCCCGTTCCCGGAGCGCCTGCATCTGCTCGGCCGCGAGCGCCAGCGCCTCGCTGATCGACCGGAGCGTCTGCTCCAGCGCCAGCAGGCCCTGTTCGAAGTCGTGCGGCAACGGGACGGTCGGTTTCAGCACCTTGGTCGTATCGTCCTGCCCCTCCGGGAACGTCTCGCCAAGGAACGTGGGCTCGCGCTCGCGCCGACGCGGACGGTTGTTGCCGACGCCCGCCTTCTCCATCGCGGCCCGGACGTGCTCGCGCTCCGCGAGCGCCTCCCCTGGATCCTCGTAGCCGCCAGTCGTGGGGCCAACGCGGCTGTCCACGACCTCTTCCAGTTCCCGGCCCTTCAGGTCACGAAACGATGGCATCCACCACCTCCATCGCCACACTTACTTCTTGCGTGGTGCGCCGAACGGGCTCCCAGGGGCCGGACCACCCGGCATGCCGGACGCGGGCATGATTTGCGGCACGACGATCTGGCTGTCCAGCATCCGTCGGTGGTTATCCTGCGCCTTCATCTGCACGATGTCCCGTGCGCCTTCCAGGAGCGCATAGCACAGGAGCGGGTTGTCGATGGGGCCTTGAATCGACAACTGGCCCTCCTTGAGCGTGATCAGCATCTGGCCTTCCATCTGCCCCGCAGGCACCGGCCGCTCGTCCGGTTGTCCGTTGTGTCCGTCCTGTCCGTCCATTTACTTCTCCTCGTCAGGGCTCACTTCTTTCGAGGCCTCCAGGTCAGTCCGGAGCGTCTCGATGATGGTCAGCAACCCGTCTCGGTACTCGGCCGGGGTGCAGCGCACGCGCGCGGCTTCGATGGAGACGTGCCGGGCCATCGCTTCGAACTCACGTTGGGTCGCCCTATTCATTTGGCCTCCGCGACTCTCCTCCACGGGAGGTCGCCGCTCGCCCCAGACGCGCGACGGTAGAGGGCTCCGCACGCCCCGCACCGCACCTTCGTCCAGGCCGCGCCACACTTGAAAGTCGCCCCACACCCACAGGCGAACGGCATCGTGACGTTCAGTTTGGGGCGCTCTTCGTACGGGTTGCGGGTCCAGGCTTCGATGGGCGGGCACGGGCACTCCCACACATGCTGCTGATGCACGGTGCACCAGAACTCGTCGCAGTGGCCGGGGCACGGGATCCACGCTGGCCCCTCCGCGCTCGGCGTCGTGTCAGCCACGGTCCTCAATCGCTTGTCGCACCGCCGCGTCTTTGGACTCCAATAGTTTGCGCAGGGCCACGGTGCGCTCCGGCCCTGGCTTCAACTGCACGCACAGGCGGTCAGCGATTTCAGCAAACAGCGCCGACACCGCCTGAAGATCGTCGGGCAAGTGCGAGAACTGGAACCAACGCAGCATCCGGTCTGGCGGCTCTGTGCGAAAGGTCAGGGCGGGTCCGTTGATCTCCATCAGGCCTCCAATTTGAGACAGTCCAGCGGCAACCACCCGGCCTCGTCGTCGGCCGCGAGATAGACGATGTCCTTTTTGTGCTCGATGAACGTCCCGTCGGGGAGTTGTTTCACCATCGGCTGCGCCCGCCTGATCGAACATACGTCAACGAGGTAGGTGTGGCCGATGGCGACGTGCGGCTCAAACTCGATGAGCCCGTCGTCGGTGGCGAGCTTGGTAACCGTGGCTTGCACAATGACCATCGTCGCCTCCGTCGCAGGATCGTCGTCGTCGTCGCCGCGAGCGCAATCTATCACAGGCCCAGAAGCGACCACCAGGGCCGCGACACGCGCCGTCGAGACGCTCGCAATCCCGCCGCCGACGGGGACGAGCGACGACGAAACCACGTGAACACGGCGACTCAGCGTAACCCAGCCCAATGCGAACGCTCTAGAAAATTCGTCGCACCGTCGCGCTGCGCAGTTCGTCGGCTCCGCCACCGATGCTCAAGACATCGCTCGCCCGGATCGTACCGCCCAGCGTGAGTTGCCCGAACGCCCCCGAGGCGGCATCGAGTTGGTCGTCGTGCGCGCCGTGCGGCGCGATGCTCACTTCCGCCAAGAAGTCCTTGTTCCAATCCCCGGCCACCAGCGACACACCGCCGACTTCGGCCTGCACCAGCATCGGTTGCCAGCGCAGTTCCTTCGCGGAGGTCGAGGGGATGCCTCGGTAGTTGAAGCCGATCAAGCGCTTGCGCCGCATGTTGATGACGGCCAACCCCGCGCTCCCTGGTTCCTGTTCCTCGCGAATCGGCACGTCGGGGCCGTCCATCATCGCCGTCTGCTGGATCAGCGCGTCCACATCGCCGCTCGACGCCTGCACGCGCACGATGTGCGAGATGAAAAACTTGTCGTCCTTGCGCGCGAGCTTCGCGCCGACGGTGTAGTCCGGATCCGATCCCGGCTTGCGCTCGGAGCCGCCGCAGTCCCAGAAGCGGACCTGATTGATGGTGCCGTACGGCAGCGCGTTGACGATGGGGAACCACGCGGCCTTTGCGAGCGAGCCGCCCGGCGGCGTCGGCCGCTGCTGGTAGAGCGCGTTCCACCAGTGCAGTGGGATCGTGTCCTGGAGAGCCTTCAGATCCTTGACGGAGTAGCGGCTCGGCCACAGCGAGTCGCCGGGCTGACGCCCCAGCGGGTCGCCGGGCGCTTCGCAGATCGCGGGCAGGGTCAGCGACTCCCACTGCTCACCGCCGAACTCCGCCTGCCGCCGCAGTTGCCCGATCAGGTCGTCCTGGTGCCAGCGGGTCTGGATGACAATCACCACGCCGTCGGGCTCCAGGCGGGAGCGGGCCGTGGACGTGTACCAGTCCCAGGCGCGCTGTCGGTACACCTCTGACGACGCCTCGATGGCATCCTTAATCGGATCGTCAATAATCAGGAGGTTCGCGCCACGGCCGGTAATACCGCCCGTCATGCCGACGCTCTGCATCCGGCCGGTGTGCCCGGAGATGCGCCAGTCGTCAGGCCGGTTGAACTGGGTTTTCACCTCCAGGCCGAACACCTGCGGCCCCACCGCCGACAGCGCGTCCCTCGCGCGCTCGCCCCACCCGCGCGCGAAGCTCCCGGCGTAGCTCGCCAGAATCACACGATGGTCGGGGTTCCGGCCCAGGTACCACGCCGGGAAGTATTGCGAGCACAGGAACGACTTCCCGTGCCGAGGCGGCATCTCGACCATGAGGCGCGTGATGCGCCGCTGGGCGAGGTCAACCAGCTTCCGGGTCAGGAGGTTCAGGTGCGGGGCTGTCTGCCACTTGCCCTTCGATGCTAGGTGGGCCAAGCCCGATGGGAGCGCCCTGGCTAGGGCCAACGAGTCGATCAAGGAGTTGGATCGCCAAGTCGGTGGCTGCGGGGTCGTTGGCAATCCGGTCGGCAAAGGAGATTCCATCGTCGTCTCGGTCGTCTACATGGACATTATCGGTCGTCAGCCCCAGCGCGAGCCGTTCCATCGTCACCACGCCGGGCACGACGCTGGAGATGCGCGCAACTTGCTGCACCAGTTCCTTGGCTCCGGCCACAGTTCCGGCTGAGACCACCAGCCGCTGCACCATCTCCGGGTCGCGGGCGGCTTCCAGCGCGGCCTTCACCGGCAGCGACAGGACGGTCAGCATCGCCTGCGCAAGACGCGCGTGGCGCTCCCTGGCCTCGATCTGGGCTTTGATCAGGCGCTCGCGGACTTGCCGGTCGACTTCCGAGTCCCAGGCCTGGGCGCGGTCCATCCACGCCATCTGCGACGACCACACGCGCCAGTGCTTCGGCGCTTCGTAGAGGTGGTCTGTCGAGAGGTGCATGCAGTGCTGGCGGTGCTGGCGGTACGCCTCCAGGCACGAATGCACGGGCATGTCGCGGAAGTGGGTGAAGGCGTGCCACTGCGTCGTCGTCTCGCCGGGCTGGCGCTCCCACGGGTCGGGCGCTTCCGGCATCGGGGCCGCGAGATGTGCGACGGCCGCTTCCTCCGCCGCCTCAGCCTCCAGCGCCGCCGCCGTCTCCGGATCCTGCCCTACCGGCAGGGGGTCATCATCAGCCATTCTTCACGGTACCGGGAAGTTTGCCATTTGGGCATCCACCCAGGCGATCAAACGCTCCGGCCCTGCGCCGATCACCGCCGTCGCCCGCCGCCACTGGTCGCGCTGGGCTGGAGTCGAGAACTCCAGGACCGCCGACAGAGGCGGGGTCGGGTCGTCCTTCTCGGTCTGCACCAACGCGGTCAGGATGTCCCGGCGCTCGGCCTCCGTGAACAGGCTGTCGAGGGCGAGCCCTTGCGCGAGGTCGGCTTCCAACTGCGCCGCGTTCCAGTTGAGGCCGACTTCGGCCGTCCGGTTGTCGAGGTAGGCCAGTGTCCGCGCGCTCGGGTCCGTCTCCAGGTCCAGGTCGGTGCGCACGACCACCACGAGCTTGGTGCCGTCCGATTTCACCACGCGGAGGCTCAGCCCGCACTCGATGGCCAGTTGCAGCGTCTTGTTCCCGGCTATGGTCACTCCCCACTTGTCCACCACGATGGGCCGGGCCGCGCCGTGCTTGGTGATCGACAGGTCGAGGAGTTC